GTCGGCAGCGTCGTCGTCGTCGTCGTCTCCGTTATTGATCTGGTCACCATCGTCGTCGTAGGCGTCCGTGTCATCCGTTTCTTTGTCGCGATCTTCAGCGCTGTCGTATTCGTCGGGCGTCGTGTCATGGTCATCAGTCTCGTCGTCGGTCTCACCGCTATCGTCATCTAACGGATCGTCTTCCAACACAAACGGATCGGCTGGTACAACAGCCGGATCGTCTTCCACAATCGTTTCGTCTGGGATTACACTAAGGGGGTCGGGCTCTACAATCGGATCGTCCATGGTGACCGGATCGTCCATGGCAATCGGGTCGTCCATGGCAATCGGATCGTCTGGGTCCTCGACACCCTCTGTTTCTATGTCCATTACGGAGGTGAAGTCGATGGGCTGGATGTCAGACACCATCTTATCTAAAGGGGAGGGTCCTGCAGCACTCTCTTCCTCATCGAACTCTGCGTCCATGGACATGCGGCGCATCAGGTCAAGTGCCTCTTTTTCGTCCAGATCATCCATCATGACGTACCCCTCATGTCCGCCAGCAGTTTAAGAAGTTGGGCTACTACGGACGCAGACGTTGGCGCTGGGTTGGGCTCGGTGTTCTGAGCGATGCTGTCGGCGCGTGACTGGGAGCCGAAGATGTCAGCCTCGAAACCCAATAAAGCAGCAAGTTGCTGCATCGCCGTGCGGTCGCTGTCTGTCTTTGTTTGGGCCTCACGGTCAGCGGTGCGTTGGGTCTTCTCTAGCAGGTTTGCTGCCTGCCACTTGGCTTTTTCGTCAGACATGCCCGTCTTTTTTAGGGCCTCCGCTTTTTCTGCGAGTTCCTTCTCCATTGTATTACGGGCCGCGCGCCATGCGTACTCCGAGTTGTTGCGCATTTCCTCGACCGTAATGCGGCCATCTTTGAGCATGGTCTGAAGCGTGCTTTCGTGTGTCCGATGTAGCTGTGCCTCTTTAGCTTTGCGTTCGTCTGAGCCCTCTGCTAAACCCATCTCATGTAGACGTTGTGCCGTGCGATCAGCAAACTCAGACTGTATTTGGGCCTTCGACGTGTTGTATTTGTCGCGGTCTAACTTATTCTGTGCCAGAAACTCCTTACTCCGAGCTTCGGCTTGTGCGTCGAACATCTCACGCTCTACCTTTA